CGACCTTCTGGTACACTACCGGAATACTCGGTTTTCTCCTCGTGAAGTACAGACCGCCGACGATATCCAAGTTGTTTTCGTCCATATCCTTCATAAGCTCTACCATAAGGTCAGGCTTGAACTCCATATCAGAATCTAACCACAGGATGCGGTCGAAGTCTCCGTCTATCGCGTGTTTTGCAAGGCTATTTCGTGCGTCATAGATCAGAGAGGAGCTGATGATGGAGAATCCGATCTCGCCCACTCTGTTCATCATAAGCAGAGATTTCATAAATCCGGTATGCACCATGTCCATGCAGGGGATCGCAAGAAGTGTCTTCATATCAGCTCCTCAAAATTCAATTATTTCGTGACCTTGCAGAAGGCGTGGTCAGCAACGATGCCGAGAGCAATATACTCACGACCTACGATGCGGACGAGGTCTGCTTCGGCTTCGGAGAGATCGTCGAACTTGATCTTGATCTCGTCACCGTTCGGGAAGTTTGCCTGTGCGCCCTGACCGAAGTCACCGACTACCATCCAAGCGGTACCGGACGCGAGAGTTGTCGCGCTGGTGTATGCCGGGAGGCTGTTGTCGAAGTGAACAGGAAGTCCTTCGAACGGATCCACTGCGTAGCCGTTAGCATACTGAGCAGCCTTGAACTGTGCCCAGCTTCCCTTATTCATAACGATAACGGGATTGGCTGCTTCGTCGGAAAGAGCACCGAGAGCCTGTGCGACAACACCGACAGAGGGAGTTCCGGCAACAACGCCGACACCGACTGCGGAGCTGGAGGCAGAGGCGGTCAGAGCAGTGATCTTGCTGATGAGTTCGCTCTGGGCTTTCTTTGCGATCTGATATGCGAGTTCGTCGTAAATGTAATCGAGGAACTCCTCTCCACCGAGATCCATCGCTTCATCGCTTATCCGGATGAACTTCTTGATGGAAGCCGGGATCATGTTGACGATTCCGAGATGGAGCGTCTCTTCGGCTATGGGAGAAGTAGACTCAGTGTGAACTGTGGCAGCGGTTGCACTCAGTTCGAAACCGACCTTCAGGTTGCCCCTGATGTAGGTCTTGCGAACGAGGTCCATAAGACCGTTCTTCTGCCACGCGGTACGGATACGACCCTCAACATAGGAGGGAACAGGAACGTCACCGCTGACGTTCTCGGTCAGGAGTGCACGGCACTCTCTGTCATCTTCTGTCTTAATGTAGTTGGCAAAAGCCACGTTGTACTCGTGAGAGCTTCTGATCTCTTCAAGTGTCATCTTTTTTACCTCTTCTGTAGGAATTGATTCACGGATTTCTCCGGCACCGTTCGCGACTTCGGCACGGATCTCTGCCTTCTGCGCTTCGGCTTCTTTTCTTGCTTCCAGTTCCTCGTTGATGGACTTGACCTCGGCTTCAAGAGCGTCAAGGTCTGCTCCATCCTCTTCGACCTCTACCGCGATAGCGGAGCGTCTCTCAAGGAGCTCTTCAGCAGTCATTGTTTTGAAGTCCATTATTTGACCTCCGTAAGAATTCTGATTTTCTGCTTTCTGCGCTCGATCTCTCTGGCTTCGGCTTTTGCACTCTCCAGTGATGCCTTCGCACTATCCAGTGCGTCGGCAAGACCTCTTGCCTGAATAGATGTAGTCGCATATGCCGGGAATGTCACTGCACTGACTTCCAGTACACGCTTGATACCGGTGATCGTGCGTGTAGGATGTTCAGATTCAAGGTCATCCCAGCTATCCGAATCGACAACAAACATAAAGGACATTCCGGAAATGTCCCCTCTTTTTATTGCCGAAAACAGGTTTCTTGCATCCGTGTTGTTCTCAACGTCAAGATCAGCACGGATATCCATTCCTTCGCCTTCAACTACGCTTAACTGCATTGTTGAATTCGCGTTGTTGTTCCTTGACCTTGCAAGGGGAATCATATCTGTATCGTGATTCACCAGCAGACGGACATCACGAAGGTCCGTATCCTTCAGCGCACCGTCTGCGATTATTTCGTCGTACCAGCCGAGATTCGTTCTCTGCCCGTACACGATTGCTCTTCCTTCGACCTCGTGTCCCCTGTCCTCGTTGACATCGGCACGGATCTCAAATTCAAAACTACGGATCTCTTTATTGTCCATCTTCTTCTCCTGTTACCTTATCGTCTGCGTTGTAGTATTCGCCCCGGATGATACGGGCATCCCCTCCCTCAACAGGAGGAAGATTCCATATTTCCCTCGCGTCATTAATGCTGATTATTCCTCTGTCGAGGAGTTGTGCCGAAACATTCAGTTTATCCGCATTGGTCATATACTGAAGCCTGTTTGACGTTGCCATCACTTTATTCCCGGCTCCCTGTTCCCTGAAGGTAAATATCATCCGCGTCATTACCTCGGAGAACTGAATAGCGAAGGGCTCAATGGCACCTTCATAAAACGCTGACCACGAATCACCGTACGCCTTGTTTTCCAGCACGTCTTCGTTGACACCGAAGTATTCGAAGACGTTCTTCTGAATGGCGGTCATCTGATCAGCGTCTATCACCCACGGCTTAACATCGACCTGTTTGATGTTCTGGTAGGTATTGGGGAACAAAAGAAGTCCACCGGCTTCTGCTTCTTTTGAGAAGTTTTCCTCTGTGAATCTCTTCCGTTCCTTCGCGAGATCCTCTGCCTTTGAGAAGTTGGAAAGCTGCGCCATAAACCTATATGTGGCAGCACTCTTCACGCCTTCCTGTATCCCCTGATTCTGTATCGAGATAAGGTCCATCGTCGGGATCAGGGCACGGTTGCTCTCGCCCAGAAGGTCGTTCTTGTACTGGAACTTCGTCATTATTCCGCAGTTCTCAAGCTCTATCGCAGCCTTACCTGTGGAGAACTCATACTGAAGATATGGAGTCTTCCCGTACTGTACGATAGTGCACTTTTCCGGGAGAGGAGCATATACGCCCGAGATCTCGCCGTACTCGTCCAGAAGCGGAGTAATGAAAGCCGTGTTGTGAATGTCGAGCATAGTCGAAAGACGATACAGGAACTGACTCCACGTCTGGAAGGAGTTAGGTCCTTTTTTCATCTTGTTCTGTAATGCCGGTTTCGCGGATCCTATCATTTCGACGGCTAACTTTGATATGTGAGTTGCCCTCGCGTTTATAGCAGCCCTTACCAATTCACTCTCGTAAAGACTGCCCTGATGAGAAGTAAACCGAGGAGCGTATGCGTTGAGCAGTTTGTATGTGCCCTTATACTCGCCCCTCGGCTTCTTTCTATTTCCAAATAAAGCGTCAAAGAGTCCCATCTTTCATCCTCAATTAACGAGCCTGTCACCAAGCTCTGCGTACCATTTCTGTCTTACGGTCATAGCGCATAATAACGACGCTACGCCGTCTATGTGTAGGGAAGCGTTCAATTTGATCAAACGCCCTCTTCCTCGTTCTGTGCTCATTTTTATCGCACTGTTTAACAAATGCGCTTTAAGTAAATCATTGGTGCCGATATGGACCTTGCCGTCCTTTATAAGTCCTTCCGTCTCTTGTATGACACCGTATAGGTTTTCGCCCTGAAAGACCGAATCAGTTTTGAATCCGTAGGCTTCCATATCTTTAATCAGATATTGCGCAGAGTATCGGTCATAGCCGACCATCAACGGCAAGATCTCATACTCTTCGACTATCCGAGTAAACCATTCATAACAATCACGATAATCTATGAAATTCTGCCCCGACGGCGTTAATAGTCCACGCTGGATATAGATCTGGTACGGCACACCGTCTCTCTGTGTAGCTTCTTCTATCTTCTCTCCCGGAAGGAAGAAATGACCGAAGACGTATAACTGTCCGTCCCTCTCTATAACGAGCGTACAGGCGGTCAAGTCTGTCGTTTGTGACAGGTCGATACCAGCTACGCAATAAGAGGAACGGAAGTCTTCCAGCGAAAACTCGTTTCCGTATGTTTTGTCGACCGCTTCCGAAGAGAGCCAAGCAAGACTGCTATTCTGCTTGATGCAGCAATACTTTGTAAGAAACTCCGTCTTTTTTGAAAGAGATCCCTCTGCGATTGCTATTTCTTCAAGCATATAGTCGACAGAAACCGAAACGCCCAGATTCGGATTCGATTTTCTTAACTCGTTAATGTCGTTCCACTTCTCAACATCATCAATCATATAGAGGAACGGCAATAATCTCTTTTCTTTTGAGTCACCCAGCAAGAACCGAGTACCCCTCTTAACGATCTCGTCATACGCGGAATCGTTAATATAACCGGAAGTCGAACACGAAAGAAGTATTGGCGGATTGTCTCCCATCTCTCGGGATCCTCCGGCACTCTTCCATACTTCGTATTGCTTCAGACCTTTGTCACCTTGCCAAGACGCAATCTCATCGCAGATGACCAGCGATGGATTAAATCCGTCTGACTTCTTGTCGTTAAATGCTATTTTCTTGATAGACGAGTTCGTCCCCGGAATGAATATGTCCTTCATTCTCTTTTTAGCGTGAAACGAATCGTCTACCGCTTTCCGGTTATGTCCCTGAATACTGTTCCGGATCTCCTCTTCTTCCTCTTGCCATTCCGGATCCAACTGAATCTGAAGCCAAACGCTATCATAAATGATGTCAGTCTGATCTAATCGAGGAGCCGTACAGTAAACCCTTGCACCGTATCCGCCGTCTACGTAAAAGACGTATTTGGCGAGAGCTGCCGCGAACAGTGACTTTCCGTTTTTCCTCGCTACTATCAGCGCAACTTCACGGAACATCCTTTTCCCCGTGTCAGGATCACAGACACCGAAGATACAGGACACTATTGCCTTCTGCCAGAGCTCCAACAAAAAGGGACCCGGTGCAAGAGGTCCCTCTGTGTGATAACAATGATTCTCGATCCATTCGATAGCATCATTCGCTTTCTTGAGGTCGAGTATGTATTCTTTGCTTTCTATGCCTTCAATGATTTTTGTATAGAGTCTTTCTATCCATTGACCGACACAGATACTGCCGTTCTTGATTTGCTGGTAGTAAGTGAGGATGTAGTTGACGGGACCCTGTCTCTCTTCCTTGTATTGCAGATCCTGTGCGCTAACCTTACGTTTTCCCAACTGTGTTCTCCTCCCTTTGAAAGAGGAATAACGTGTTCAACGGAAGGGTACCTGTCACCGCAGATAATTGTTCCGTCCCTCTCCTCTTTATCTTCCCAGTCGCACTTCTCACCGCACAGATAACAGATGCCGTGATCGCGTTCATATAGTCTTTTTAGCGTGATATCTTTGTCTATAAGCGCTTCTTTGACTTTTGCGCGTCTTCTTACTTCCTGTTGTGCGTTTCCGGCTTTTCTCGCACACTCTTTTGAACAGTACACTTTTCGTGTCGTTAATTCACCGCAAACAGGACACGAGTGTTTCTTTTCCTCTTCCCTTGCACGTCTTTCTGTATCTCTTTTCTGACGTGCCATACATATTTTTTGTTGCCTTTGAACGACCCTTACTAACTTCTCTACTGTCTTCTGTTGTTTTTCTCGTTCTCTGCACTGTGGGCAAACGATCCCGTCGTGATGTCTGACAGTAACCATCGACCGTTCAAATACTGTCCCACATTCTTTGCATCTTAACTGAACAGAAGAACTGCTATCCGTGAAACCACCGACATATACTACATTGTCGTACTTGCTTTCTATGACCTCTCTGGCTTTTTCTTCCCGGTCCGCTTTAGTTTTTTCGTGTTGTGCCTGTGTTAAGCTTCTTCGGTCTTCTGAAGCCATTTTTTGCGGTGCAATTCCTCTGCACACGTTCGTAACAGTAGAGATAGACACGCCAAACGCATCCGCTACTTCTTGCCGTGTGTGACCTTCAGACTTAAAGTCACGCATAGCCTGTTTTACTGATTCTCTGATCATAATTACCGCCTTTAGTAATCTGCCTTGAAGAATTTAAGGCAGAGAAGCGGTCAAGGCTAACCGTTTGTCGTGTAGCTATCACTATCTCTGCCTAATTCGCTTTATTTACGCCCAAATCTCGCGATTCAGGGGGGAAACTCGCCTTCCGAAG